GATGATAATGCGGCCTTCCTGTTTGCTCTCCGTACTCTCCTGCGCAGAAATAGCGTAAGCCCGGCTCTGAGGCCCTTCTAAGGCGTTTTATGAACTTCTGCACATCCTCATACCATAGCGTTTGATTTGTCTTTAAATCGCCCTTTCTGCCGCTGTATACGCCACCTCTGAAAACTTCACCGGTTTCGTGGTTGATGCATGGCACATGAGTGTCATCATAAGTTAGCGTAAGAAAATATACACTATTTGGTATAGATGTTTTTGCTTCCATTTCAATTCTTGCCGCCCAGTCTTGCCGTTTCCGGATTCTACATCCGATGCATTGCCCGCACGGTACTAGCATAACGTCTTTTCGATAGATAAGGTCTTCGTATGTCAAGTTCGGATTATGTGCTCTTTCAAGCGCAAAGCGCCTGAGCGTGTATACATGCCCAGACGCTTCACGGTCTTCTGGCACATAAAACCGGATTAACGGTTTATAACATGCCATTGCTTATTCTCCTGTATCTCCGTTCAGATCCTGTCGTCTTTTCGCCTTTTCCTGAAGAGTTTTGCTTACTTTGCCTGCGCTGGTTTTCGCCACATCGGTGACTTTGTCTTCGATGTTTTTTTCGGCCTCTGCTTTCTGTTCCTGGTCTTCTTCGGTTTTGTTGATAATCGTTCCCACGTCTTTGGCCAGTTGCTGAAAGCTGTACCCGCTGTTAAATCCTTGCTGGTAATAGTCACTGACTGCGCTTGCAATGTTGTGGCTCGCATTTGCGCTGAGCTGGAAATTGCTACTTAGTGCACTTCCTCCTAGTGCGCTTGTGCTTCCCAGTCCCATACTTGCCGCTCCGATTGTGCCCGCACCGCCTCCCGGTGTGCTTGCGCCTCCGTTCATTGCCGCCAAGATTGGGTTGATTCCTGCGGCCCTCATGTCTTTCACGGCTCTTTGGTAGGCTGTACTGCTCATGTGCTCTTGCCAATCGCGGTTTGCTTGAGCTTCTGCGGAGTTGTAGGCCATTGCCTCCTGCATCATTTTGCGGTTAAATTTGCCTTGATAATTCATCATGTTTCGGTTTAGCATGTATTGCAGTCCGCTTGAACCCAAGTTTCCGAGTCTCTGTAAAACCATGCTTCCGAGGTTTACGACGTCGTTACTTCCTCCGATGCTTCCGCCGATTCCCCAGCCTTCGCTTCCGCTTTCGCTGTGCCCTCCGCCCTGCGTGTATCCATTGTTGCCGCTTGTCGTTAAGGTTGTGTTGCCGCTTGTGTCATAGTATAGCTGCTCGTTTTGTTTTCGGTTTTGCCAAGAGTTCCACAGATTGACACCTGCGTTTATGAGGCTTGGCACTACGCTCCAAAAACCCATAATACAATAGCCCGAGGTATTCCCCCGGGCTTCCCCCTTTCTTTAGTGATGATCTACCAGACCCGGGACGCTATAGAGCGGCATCGGCCGGACAGTTGTGTTTTTCACGAGGATGTCCATGATGAACTGTGGTTCGTCCTGAATTGCGAGAGTACGTTGAATTTCAGCTTTGCCCTCTTTCATCCACTCCTGAGAGAGCACAGGCACTGAGCTGTATTCGTCGGCATAGTGCCAAGAGTCCAGTGTGCCGTTTGCGTTGCTTCTGAAGAGGCCACAGACGCGGTTCGGTTTCATCCTGTATTCGCTCCATGCTTCCTGATAGCCGAAGGCCTCTTCGTCGGATGCTTCCGCTGTTGCGTAAAGCTCCTTTTTCAGTACTGCCTGCTCGCCCAAGTTTGCGAATACCGGGAAGTAGAAATCCAGCTTGTTTTTCCGACTCCACATCCGCTCGATGCCCTGTTGATATGTGTGGTCGTGTCGCACGCAGCACACACCGATGACCCAGCCGTGTTCTTCGAAGGACTTCGTAAAAGAACTTTTGCCAAATCCGGTTACGGACACTGCCGCTACGTTGCCCTGCGGGCTTTCCGTGGTCGTGCCGCTCGTCTGCACAACTTGGTTAATGTTGATCATGACCCGGTCGCCGCCCAGATACTCCGGAATCTGTGCTGTTTTATCGCTGATGCGCGTCCGGAATAGACTGTAAATTTGCTCACGATACCGAGAGCCGCCCCGTGCCAGCTCTTCGAAGTACTTTTGCACCTGAAAAGCTTTTCTCAGTTCGTTGATGCTTGTTGCGTTGACTTTCGAAAGGTCCGCGCCTAGGTAGGCTTGTTTATCACCCGTGGCGAAGATCGCTCTATTGTCGGGCATGCCGAGTATGCCCGCTGTGCCGGTCCGTTCGATTGTTCCGTTGTATATTGCGTAAAGCGATGAGTCCCATTCGGTTTTTACGTTGGCGTTTTTGTAACCTTTAATGGGCGCGTTACCGCTCAATGGAATTCTAACCGGGTCTCCCGCTCTCTGAGGCGAAGGGAGACTGCTGGAGAAGTAGTCGTGAAAGCGGTTGACAGGAAGAGGACGACCGCCCGTATATGCTTGCTGGAGAATCTTTTCGATGTTGTCCCCTGCGTCGTCCTTGTAGTCCACAGTTGCGTCTGTCACACTGTTGATTGCCGGATTGTCCACGTTCTGGTCTCTGAACCACTCATTCCAGATTTTCACATACGCACGAATTGGCAGTGCGTTGATTTCTGTTTTCTTCCCTGCGCCGACAAATTTGGTCGGAATGCCCATATAGTCGAGGATGCTGGCTTCTTTCGGCAGTTTGTCGGTGTCGCTTGTACCCGTGATTTTGATAGTCGGAACAGTGTACTCGACTGCCTGCACCCACGGCTCATCGGTGACTTCGCCCATGAATTCCTTCCAATGCTCCCACAGAATACGGTTCGGAACAAAGAAATAATAGTAATCCAAGTATGCGTTGTCCATTACCGGAAAAATCGGTGTGGTCATACGAATAATTGCACTCTGGTCTACAGAGAAGGTATCGCCGGGCAAGACTTCATCCACATAAAAAGGAATGAGCTTGCCAGCGTCGAATGTTAACTTAATATCTTGGTCGCGCTTGAAACGGCTTCGCGTGATTTCCAGTGCTGGCACTTGGTTAAAGTGCGCCTCATTGTTGCGTTTCATTACTCACCCTCCTTTTTGGCGTTATTTTCAGGTGGCTTTTCAAGTGGATTTTCCTTTAAAATGTCCAATTTCTTGGCCCATTCCACTGTGCCGTAGTCGTGGATGAATTTATCCACGTCGTTGTCGAACTTCTGCTTGGTTTCGCTCGGGAGCTTATCCCAAGTTTGCTCGGCCTGGATCATGAGATTCTGAGCTTCTGCCAGCGTTGTTGGCATTTCCGTATAGTCTACCGGTTCGCCGTCTCCCAGACTTGCGCCCAGTTTCTGTGCCGCTTCCGGATCAAAAGTGGCTCTCCTGATGATGTTTTCGATTTTAGTCTCTTCAAGGAAACTTTGGATTTCTGCATCCCTGTCGATTTCCTCATCGAGAGCCAGTTCCTTTTTGCCTTCGCTGTTGTACTTCCACCGAAAAGTGCGCCGGATTTTATCACCCGACGCACTTGCCTCTTTCGGCACTGCACTTGCGGTCGTGAGTCCGAATATCTTCATTACTTGTCTCCTTCGCTGGCGTTGTTCGGCTTACCGTTACAGACTTTCCTCTGGGTGTTGGTGAAAGTGCCCTTGTCTTCGTCGAACTGGCCGATCTTGTAAAGTGCATAGTCTTCCGGTTCCTGTGCCATCTGACCCGTTTTGCAGGCCGCACAGAACGCTCGCGTTGCCGTTCCGTCGTTGATCGATTCGAACATCCCCATGAATTTCTGTGCCACATAGTCATATACGCTGTACATGTTCATCATTTCTTTTCTCCTTTCATGATTGCGAAATAGGCCACTGCAGTGACGGCCCAGACGAGACTGATCATAAATTCATTCAGAGTCTGATTCCTCCTCTCATAGGCTTTGCTGTGAGGTTGATACTCTTCGTTTGGTTGGCCGTCTTGTTGTAGATTTTGGCATCCTTACGACGGCGGACTTTGTTTCTCTTGCTCAACTTCTTCACACCTCCATTCTTCAGATCCTCTTCCAATTTCTCTTCGGATTTGCTCCATTTCAATACTATTCGCGAAAGCCTTCTTTTGAAATGCCATGTCGATGTAAAACTTTGCGTCTTCGATTGTGGCCGCTTGCTGGCTCAGTTTGTAGGCGTTTTTGATTTCCTTGTAAGTCCTTGCAAGTGTCGTCCTTAGAGTCTCGTCGGACTGGTCTTGTACGCTCCAGCATTTCATGTGATGCCTCCTCAGCTCATGTTGTTGGCGTTCTCGTTCTTATCTTCCAGCATGTGATAAATTTTATCAAGGACTGCGAGGATTTCGCGCAGTTTGCTAAAGATAGCGTTGACTTCTTTAAAGGTCGTTGTTATCATCCCCCTCGTAACCCATTATACTACTGCCGCCGTTTTTTTTCAACCGCGCAGAATAGCCAAGGTTGCGCAAGCAATTTTGGGCGTTCTGCGCGGTTTGCCCGCTGCAGGCGAAACTTTGAGTTTTCAACACTTTCAACACTTTCAACAGGTTTTCCACAAAATGTTGCACAAAGGATTTTGTGCAAATTGCTATATTCTCAACAATTCAACAATCTTTCAACAAAGTTTTCAACCTTCTTTTGTGCGCTTTTTTTACGATGATATGTAAGAAAATGGCACTATTCAACATTTCCACACTCTCTACTACTACGGCTACAACAAATAAAATATAATAATAACTGCGAATTCGTATACGCACGCGCGTGCGCGCGCGCGTTTCGCGTGCGTGCATGTGTGTGTGTATGCGAATACCTATGTGTGAGCAAAGCGAACGCACCAACGCCGTATAGGCGTTGTGGTATGGAGGTTCGGGGGGTAGCGGCAGAACGCTCACCCCCCGATAATATTCTTGGTAATAGAAAACCCCATGTTTCTAACATGGAGTTTTGTTGTAAATCTGTCAACGGGCCAAGTTGCAGCCTTGTTAGTAACTTGGCCCGTTGACACTTAAATTTTTCCGGATGCTTTCCGGTGCTTCTTGATTCGGTCTTCTTGTCCCTTTAGATACTCTTCAATACTAACGTTAGTACGTCCATATTTATCCTTACAGGCGTCTATTGCTTTAGCTTGTCGCGCCTCTTTTAAGGCCCAAACTCTGCGTATGTCCTTTTCTTCCATCTGCTTTTCAAAATACCGTGGTATTTGTGCTCTCCGGCCCCCCGAGAGTTGCACATAGCCTTGCGTCCAGATTTCTTCTTCGTGTTCAAGATAGTATTGCTGACCTATACCCGGGTGTAAGCTCATCCTGCAAAATGGTGGTTGTAAGCCGTTGCGGATGTGAGCTTGTGTTTCCTCGTCCACCTTTTTTGTGACGTATCCTGCCACATAGCTGAAGGTTGTAAAGTCGTTTGTACAGGCTAAATTGTGTATCCCATATGTCCATAGTTTTGTGATACGCTCGTCTGTGTAGTATCCTTCTTTGCTGAGAAGTCGGTACGGCTTGAGTTTCTCCGGAAAATAGTTAAAAAGTATAAGATGATAATGCGGCCTTCCTGTTTGCTCTCCGTACTCTCCTGCGCAGAAATAGCGTAAGCCCGGCTCTGAGGCCCTTCTAAGGCGTTTTATGAACTTCTGCACATCCTCATACCATAGCGTTTGATTTGTCTTTAAATCGC